CAATGTTATCTGATAAACTAGATTCAATGATATCAAGACTAGATGATTCGTATAGAACGCAAGAAGAACTATTGCAGTATACACGTGCGTGACGATAAATACTCATTATGACTTATAAGAAGCGTTTTACCGGTATTAATGCTACAGGACAGATGAGTCCCATTTCAGGTAGCAATAGCAACCGTGGTGCCTGGAATAGTGGCGCTGGAATGAATATGACACAAACTGGTGGAATGAACAATGACCAGTTTGGCTATAAGAACTATCAAAACAGATTACCCGAAGTATATACAGGTCATCCAAATCGTATTGAGCGTTATAATCAATATGAAATGATGGATGTTGATGCTGAAGTAAACGCATGTTTAGATATTATTGCTGAGTTTAGCACTCAGAAAAATGACCAAAACAATACTCCATTTGAGCTTGAATTTCGTGAAGAACCAACATCACATGAAGTTGAGATTCTTAAGAAACAATTACAACAATGGTGTAAATTGAATGAACTAGACACTAGAGTGTTTAAAATATTCCGTAACAGTATTAAGTACGGAGATCAAGTATTCATTCGTGATCCAGAAAACTTTAAGTTATACTGGGTTGACATGACTAAAGTTACTAAAGTTATTGTTAACGAAAGTGAAGGTAAGAAGCCTGAGCAGTATGTTATCAAAGACATTAATCCTAACTTACAGAATCTAAGTATAGCAGAAAAGACTACAACTGACTTTGGTATGAGTCCTGCTACTGGCTTTGGTGGAACAGGTGGCGGCCAAGCTGGAGCAGGATATGCAGTACCATCTAGCCCTAATAATACTACAGGTAGTCGTTTTAGTTTAGGTATGAATGAAGCCGCTATCGATGCTAAACATATTGTACACTTAAGCTTAACAGAGGGTTTAGATAGATATTGGCCCTTCGGTCAAAGTATCTTAGAGAACATCTTTAAAGTTTATAAGCAAAAAGAATTACTAGAAGATGCTATCTTAATCTATCGTATACAACGTGCACCAGAGCGTAGAGTCTTTAAAATTGACGTTGGTAATATGCCAAGTCACATGGCAATGGCATTCGTTGATAGAGTAAAGAACGAGATTCACCAAAGACGTATTCCAAGTGCAATGGGTGGTCAATCAATTATGGATGCTACATATAATCCATTGTCAATGAATGAAGATTACTTCTTCCCAGTTACTGCTGATGGTCGTGGTAGTGATGTTACTACATTACCCGGTGGTGATAATTTAGGTCAGATTGATGATTTACGTTACTTCAACAATAGGTTAGCTCGTGGTTTACGAGTGCCAAGTAGCTATTTACCTCAAGGTCCAGAAGACAGTCCTACTCCATTAAGTGATGGTAGAGTAGGTACTGCTATGATTCAAGAGTTCCGTTTCAATCAATATTGTGAGAGACTACAGAACTATCTAAGTCAGAAATTAAATGACGAATTCAAGTTGTTTATGCGTTGGAGAGGGTTCAATATTGATAGTGGTTTATTTGATATTAAATTTAATTCACCACAGAACTTTGCAGCCTATCGTCAAAGCGAATTAGATACAGCACGTGTATCAGTATTCCAAACAATGGAGCAGTTTCCATATATGAGTAAGCGTTTTGCAATGCAACGTTTCTTGGGACTAACTGAAGAAGAAATTGAAGAAAATCAACGTCTATGGTTTGAAGAACGTGAGAAACCAGAAGATGCAGAAGTCAAGGGTAGTGATTTACGTAGTATTGGAATTAGTCCGGGTGATATGGATTCTGATGAAGAAATTGCTGACAATTTACCTGACGAAGATATGGAAGCTCCTCCTCCTGGAATGGAAGGAATGCCTCCAGGTGAAGGCCCGGCACCAATGCCAGCCCCAGGTGGACTACCTCCTCCGCCAATGTGATAAATAAATGATATGAAATTATTTGAAATGTTCGAGCCTGCGGTAGAAGGTTATCAGGATCAAAGTACTGATAACAGTAAACCTAAGTGGAAAGAAACACGTAAAACAAAATTAACTCTTAGACAAATTCGTAAATTACGTAAGATGGTGGATGTGCGTAATTATGAAAAATCACAAAATCTAAAAAAACTCCGTAAACAGTATACACCTGTTTCACCGGACGTACCGGGATTATAACACCCAAATCTCTATATTTTTTGCAAAAACGCAAAAAAATAGCACTTATTGAGTATATTTGGCGACTACTCGCTAAATAACTTTACACAAGCCATTTCTATTTCAGGAGAACAAACAATGGATAACAAAAAATTTGAATCACTTATTGAGTTAATTATCAATGAGAACGAAGAACAAGCACGTGCATTATTTCACGATATCGTAGTTGAGAAAAGCCGCGAGATTTATGAATCAATGATGTACGAAGAGGCTGAAGAAGACCTCGAAGAAGCAAAAGACGAAGAACTAGAAGAGGGTGAAGAAGACCTCGAAGAAGGTCTTGACGAGATGGGCGGCGGAAGCATGGACACAGTCGAAAGCTTACTAGATGAAATCGGTGTCGAAGAAGAAGGCATGGTCGAAGACGAAGAAGAATTCGGCGGTGAAGAAGAATTCGGTGACGAAGGTGATATGGGCGAAGAGTCTTTAGAAGACCGCGTTGTTGACTTAGAAGACAAGCTTGATGAATTGATGGCTGAATTCGAAGAAATGATGGGCGACGAAGACGGTGACGAATTTGGCGGTGACGAAGAAGGCATGGACGACATGGACGACGAAGAAGGCATGGACGACATGGACGACGAAGACGAAGAAAGTAAGCGGTGGTACTAAGATTTCTGGTAATGGCGCTAAAGCTGTAAACTTCACATCTGGTGATGGTGGTAAAGGTGGTACACAAGGTGGACTATTGAACCCAGCTACTAAAGATGTTAAAGGTGCAGGTCAATTCAAAAATGCTCCCGGTGGTAAGAAAGTTGATTTAGAAGCAGCTCCAAAGCCAAAGCATGGTGATGACGGTGCAGACAAGAGAAGCCCAGTAGCAGAATCTAAAAAGTCTGTTAAGAAGATTATTAAGAAGTAAGGATACCTGAGATAATGGCTTTGTATCTTAGAGAGAACTTAACATTCGACCGAGCAAATATGGTCGTGGAGAGTGTTAAGGAAGATGGTGATAAGAAGTCCCTTTATATGAAGGGGATCTTCATCCAGGGTGGGGTACGCAACGCTAATGAGCGTGTGTATCCTGTTCCCGAAATTGAAGCAGCCGTCGGAACTCTAAACGAGCAGATTACTGAAGGACATTCTGTATTAGGTGAAGTAGATCACCCGGATGATTTAAAAATCAATTTGGATCGTGTATCACATATGATTACTAATATGTGGATGGATGGACCAAATGGATTCGGAAAACTAAAGATTTTACCTACTCCAATGGGAGAACTTGTTTCTACCATGTTAAGTAGTGGTGTAAAATTAGGTGTTTCAAGCAGAGGCAGCGGTAACGTTGATGACGCAAGTGGAAAGGTTAGTGACTTTGAAATAGTCACTGTGGATATTGTCGCACAGCCAAGTGCACCAAATGCATACCCTAAAGCAATTTATGAAGGCATGATGAATATGCGTCATGGTCATAGAATGTTGGATATTGCAAAAGATGCACAAAACGACAGTAAAGTACAGAGATACTTGAAAGAGGAAGTAATGCGCCTCATCAAGGATCTCAAAATCAAATAAAGGGGAATAAGCATGTTTGATGCTATCAAACCATTACTTGAAAGTGGTCTAATTAATGATGAAACTGGTCAAGCTTTAAACGAAGCTTGGGAGTCTAAGTTAAATGAAGCCCGCGAACAAGTACGTGCAGAGCTCCGCGAGGAATTTGCACAGCGTTATGAACACGATAAGTCCGTAATGGTGGAAGCCCTTGATAAGATGGTTACAGATGGTCTATCAACTGAAATTGAAGAATTTCAAGCTGAAAGACAAGCAATGAATGAAGACCGCGTAAAAGCAAAACAAAAGCTAAGTGAAAACGCAGCCAAGTTCAATAATTTTATGGTTACTAAACTATCCGAAGAAATTAAAGAACTACGTGCAGAACGCAAACTTCAACTAGAGAGTCAGCAAAAGTTAGAGCAATTTATTGTTCATGCTTTAGCACGTGAAATCAAAGAATTCTCACAAGACAAACAAGCTGTAGTTGAAGCAAAGGTTAAGTTAGTTGCTGAAGGTCGTAAACAACTCGAAACATTGAAAGCACGTTTTGTTGCTGAAAGTGCTAAGAGAATGAACGAATCTGTAGCTAAACATCTCAAGAGTGAATTAGGACAATTGAAAGAAGATATTAAGACCGCACGTGAAAACGATTTTGGTCGTAAGATTTTTGAATCTTTTGCAAGCGAGTTCTCTGTTACTCATTTAAATGAGAAAGCAGAAACACGTAAGTTAATGTCTGCATTAACGCAAAAGGATCAGCAAATTGCCGAATCCATCAAAACAATCAGTCAAGCTAAAAAGTTGATTGAATCAAAAGAACGTGAAGTCAAAATTATCAAAGAATCTAATAGCCGTCAAAAAGCTATGGATGAATTGCTAGGAACTCTAAATGAGGAAAAAGCAAAGGTAATGAAAGACTTACTAGAAAGCGTCCAAACGCCTCGTCTACAGGCCGCTTTCGATAAGTATCTACCAGCAGTGCTTCAAAACATTACTGAGAAGAAAGAGGTGAAAAAGCCTGTTCTGTCAGAGAGTGTAAAAGCTATGACTGGGGATAAAGCTGCCGTAAAACAATATGTTGAAGTCGAAGTACGTGACAACGTTATAGACATTAAACGTTTGGCAGGGCTTTAATTTTAAAGACATAATTTAGGAGAAATATAAATGTCACAAGTTCTATTAGAAAGCCGTTGGGACGAGACCAAAGAAGCCCTACTCGAAGGTCTTAAAGGTACTCGCCGCTCAACAATGAGTGTTATTTTAGAAAACACTAAGAAGTCACTACTATCTGAGTCATCAGCTGGTACGACTACAGCAGGTAATATCGCTACATTAAACCGTGTGATTCTACCAGTTATCCGTCGTGTAATGCCAACAGTTATCGCTAACGAGTTGGTAGGCGTTCAGCCAATGACGGGACCAGTAGGTCAAATTCACACTCTACGTGTTCGCTATGCTCAGTCTTTAACAGACAACAGTGCAGCAGGTACAAGTGTTTCAGCAGGTGAAGAGGCATTAAGCCCATTCAAGATTGCTGAAGCTTATTCACGCACACCTTACGGTACATCATCAACTAGCTCTTATACAGCTAATGATACTGCTGCCTTAGAAGGTAACGGCGGTAAGCAAATCAGCGTACAAATCTTGCGTCAAGCTGTTGAAGCTAAATCACGTAAGTTGCAAGCACGTTGGACATTTGAGGCAGCACAAGATGCTCAGTCTCAACATGGTATTGACGTTGAAGCAGAAATCATGGCAGCTCTTGCACAAGAGATTACTGCTGAGATTGACCAAGAAATTCTTTTAAGCCTATCTTCATTGGCTACAACTGAATTTACATTTAACCAAGCTACTGTATCTGGTACAGCTACATTTGTTGGTGACGAACACGCTGCCCTAGCCGTTCTTATCAATCGTGTTGCTAACTTGATCGCCCAACGTACACGTCGTGGCGCAGGTAACTGGGCTGTTGTATCTCCAGCTGCATTAACAGTATTGCAATCTGCAACTACTTCTGCATTTGCTCGTACTACAGAAGGTACATTCGAAGCTCCAACTAACACTAAGTTCGTTGGTACATTGAACGGTGCTATGCGTGTTTTTGTTAACAGCTATGCACAAGACACACAACCAGTATTAGTTGGTTACAAAGGTTCATCTGAGACAGATGCAGCGGCATTCTATTGCCCATACATCCCATTGATGAGTTCTGGTGTTGTTCTAGATCCTAGTACATTCGAACCAGTAGTTAGTTTCATGACTCGTTATGGTTATGTTGAGTTAACAAACACAGCATCATCATTTGGTAATGCGGCTGATTATCTAGGGGAAATTGCGGTCAGCAATTTAACTTTTCAGTGAAATCAATCACTTACGAGAGCTACTTTATGTAGTTTTCAACAAAAGGGGCACGAAAGTGCCCTTTTTTGTGTACAAAATTAGTGGAACGTGAGATTTTACATAAATACTATTATGCTAATAAACAAATATTCCAAACTCTATCATAAGATAACTTCTAATGCCAAGCAACGCATTACTGAAGGATATACTGAACTACATCATGTTATCCCCCAATCAATGGGAGGTAGCAATGACAAAGAAAATCTAGTAGAACTTACAGCAAGAGAACATTTCATATGTCATTGGTTACTGATTAAAATGACAGAAGGTGAAGATAGAAGTAAAATGCTATATGCACTCAATGGAATGAAAGCAGAGAATAGATATCAACAAAGATACCATACAAAAATCACAGCAAGAGTATATGAAAATTATAGAATAGAACACGCAGAGAATCACAGTAAAAGAATGAAGGGCAGGCCTGCTTGGAATAAAGGTAGAAAATTAAAGGGTGAAGAATTAGAAAAACAACGTGAAAGAACAAAAAATAGAAAACAAATGTCACCTGAAACAAAAACTAAATGGATTGCGGACCGAGTAGCTACAGTTACTGGTACTAAAAGAAGCGAACAAGCCAAACAGAATATATCGTTAGCACTTAAAGGTAAACTAAAAGGTCCTATGAGTGAAGAAGAAAAACTAAAGCGTTCCATAACACAAAAAGGTGTAGCAAAAGTAAAGACACATGGAGCAAACGTAGCCAATGCCGTTCTTGGTAATATAAGTATCAACAAAGACAATGTTGAGAAGAAAGTAAAGAAAGATGTACTACAACAATATCTCAATGATGGTTGGCAACTAGGTGGCAAAAAGCGTAAGATAGAATAAATACAATATCTCAATGGGATGGGAAGACATTGAAGCACTCTTAGGAGTGCTTTTTTGTTGGATAAAATCTCTTACACATATAGTAATATCTAGCTAGTAGACTATGTTTTTTTGGGTTAAATATCTAATGAACGAAATATTATACACTTTAATAGTTACACACATCACTATTGTATGTGTTACCCTATTCTTACATAGAGGTCAAGCACATAAATCCATCGAATTTAATACTATATTAAGTCACTTTATGAGACTATGGCTGTGGTTAACAACCGGAATGGTTACAAAACAATGGGTGGCTATACATCGCAAACATCACAGATATAGTGACATTGAAGGTGATCCTCATACTCCGCATGTGTATGGGATCTATAACGTATTATTCAAAGGTGCATCACTCTATCACTCTGCAAGTAAAGATACTGAAATGATTAAACAGTATGGTGTTGGTACACCTGATGATTGGATGGAACAAAATGTATACAGTAAACATAGTCGTCTAGGAATTGTTTTGTTATTATTAATAAACTTACTTTGTTTTTCTTATTGGGGATTACTAATCTGGGTTATACAAATGATATGGATTCCATTCTGGGCTGCCGGTGTAATCAATGGAGTTGGACATTGGGTAGGTTATCGTAACGGTGAAACTAAAGATCACAGTCGTAACATTAGTCCGTGGGGAATTATCATAGGTGGAGAAGAATTACATAACAATCATCACTTAGATCCAGCAAGTCCTAAACTCAGTCGTAGATGGTTTGAGTTTGATATTGGTTATATGTGGGTAACAATATTTAAATCAGTAAAACTAGCAAAAATAAGATGAATGCAATATCTTAACGTGATAGGAAGACATTAAAGAACTTTTATGAGTGCTTTTTTTTTGGATGCCAAAAATCGCATTTCGTTAAAAATGATAAATACTCAATAAGAAATATTTGGAACATCCATGGCAGCAGACCCATTTAACTCAGTTGGCGGATACACAATAGGAATACCGCCCGTACCTGTCATTGACAGTAACGGTAACATCACGGGCAATAATATTGTAGGTAATACATTAAACATTAGTACCAATGCAAATATCGGTGGTACGTTAATAGTTAATAGTATTTTTGCTAATTCAATAGCAGGTAATATAACCGCTAACATTGTAGTGCCTGGCAGCAACACTGAAGTATTATATAATAATCAAGGTAGTGCAGGAGCAGATGCGGCATTCACATTTAACAGTGCAACAAAGCTTTTAGCAATAGATGGTGATTTAATTGCCAATAGTATAACAATGGGATATGGTCCGTTAGAGTTCTGTACATCACGTGTTATATTTGCTACAAGTTCAAGTAATGGAGCTAATCAAGTTTTACATAGAACTCAAGCTGATACCATATCAAGTATTGACTATACTATTATTGCTACTGACGCAATAGGTAACAATAGACAAACTAGTAAGCTATTTGCAAGCGTTTTGGGTACAGAAGTTGGATACTTTGAATATGGTACAATTGATGTACCTCAATTAGGCCCGGGAGTAGGTGACTTCAGAGTGCAGTATGATTCTGCAAATAATGATGTTACATTAACCGTGACACCTGTACCAAGTACTCTTGTCAATTACAGAATAATGACTACAAGTTATAAAGAATAAGGAAACAAGAAATGGCAATTAGACCCTTTAACTCAGTTGGTGGTTTCTCAGTAGGAGAAAACCCAACACTCATCATAGATGCAAACGGTAACGTTACAACAACTACCGCTAATCTAACAGGTAATATATCTACATATGGTATTTTAACTGACAATTACCTTTATGCTAACGGCAATCCAGTTGACTTTCAACAGGCAGCCGGTGGTAATGGCGAAATTCAATACAATAGTAATAATGATTTTGGTGCTAGTTCTGCTTTTTCATATACTTCAGGTACACTAACAGTTGGTTTTGCTTCTAATGGTGACATTAAAACTGACGCATTAACTGTTTCAAATTCAATAGGTGCCGCAAATTTAAATCTTACTGGTACAGCTAATGTTGATATTCTTACTGCTAATGGGAATGTTACTGCAAATTATTTTATAGGTAATGGTAGTTCTTTAACTGGTTTGGTATCTAACACTATCTTTCAAGGTAGTAGTAACGTTGTAGTAGATGCATCTAATGTTACTGTATCGGTTAATGGCACAACTAACGTTGCAAAATTTTTGGAAACCGGTACAGAACTTTTTGGTAATCTTTCAATTGCAAACATCACTACGGGAAGTAACGCTAACTTAACATTAGATCCAAATGGTGATGGTATAGTAGTAATTGCAGACACATCAGGTGGCGCAACTGGCATTCAATTAGGTAATGCTACACTAGGTAATTTAACAAGTAACGCATTATCAATGACAACAGCAACTACAGTAACAAATGGTATAGCACAATTAAATGAAATTTTAGGTAAGCTTGTTCCACCTTCACCCCCTGCATTCCCTGCAAGTCAAACACTATCAGTTGCTAGTTTATCAACTTATCGTATGGCTAACTTTGTACAAACAGATAATACACCTGGCGCAAACAAAAGTGTATCAGGTGGAACAACTGTAACAACTGTACGTAGAGTATCTACTTACTCAACCAACAATATAACTAATGCTGGTCCAGGAGATTCAGGTAATATTATTGTTAAATTGAACGGTGCTAATGCGGGTGTTCGAACACTTACTGCTAATTTAAACGGCAATGGTACAATTGGTAACTTGACTATATTTAATAATTATGATTATCGTAATGCAAATGCAAATATTGCAGCTGGTTTTTGGAGTGTTTTCTCTGCTAACGCATCAGGTACTGTTACACAGGGTTGGAATGAAGTTTCTATTACTGACAGCGCAGCCGGTAATACAAATACACCATCATGGTATTATGATGCAAGTGTACCAGGCACACCAACGTTCAGTAATGTTGCAATAACAGCGCCTGTATCACCAAGCTACACATATTCTAGTACTGTACCTCACTATAACAGTACAAATCAGTTTGCTATTACATTTGATGTTAATAAACTAAGCGGTGACATGTATCCAACAAGCGATACGTTTGTAACAGGTTCAGCATCCGGAGCATTTGGAGCACCAACAAGTAAAACATATTCAGATGCAGGTATATCAACACCTCTAGCTAAAGATTTATATGTGGCTAGTGGTAATGCTTCTGTTAGTACAACATCTACTATTATATCAGGATTTAGTTCAAGCTCAAGTGGTCCTTCTGTAAGTGTATTAAACAGTTATAATACAGGAACTCAAACATTTAATCCGGGATCAGTTGTTCTTTATAAGACAGGTACTGCTAGTACGATGGAAGAAGCAAACGTAGTAATTGGTTCTACTATTGGATCAGGTTCTGGATTAGCTTTTAGAATTATAAATCCAGGTAGTACAGATACACCAGTATACTCTGCTAATGCAACGGCATTTAATAGTCAATCAAGTACACTACAAACTTATGATGCTACTATAGTAGCTGCCTCACTAAAACATGACCAAACAAATTATGCTAGTGGTTATTTACCTGCTGGACCTAATCTAAGTACAGGTCGTAGTACGGCACAATATTTTACATTCAAGTTTATTAGAACATCAGTTTCTAAGTTTGATATTAAATGGACTGGCACTATAGCAGGACTCTGGGTAGCATTGCCTGGTAGTGGTATCGATACCTCATCTACACTTAATGGCTGGTTAGATTTAAGTACTGCATATGCAGGTGCTGGTCAACCAGGAGCAGGTTCAGGGGGTAACGGAAGTAATGGGGCAGCTCTAGGTGGTGTTGCACCATTAAATTCAGCACAAACAAATAAAGCAATAACAGCAACGTTTGGTACTGTATCTAGTTCAGGTACTGCAACCAATGAGATTTATGTTAGAATAAAATTAACAACCGGGCAAACAGTATCAGCCCTTTCATTACAGACTGCGAGTAACTAATTATGGCCGTATCACAAGCACAAATCGTTGACTTACTATATAAACAGGCGTTTGGAGTAACAAAAACCGACACGTCAACTAATAAGAGTCCTAGTAACGAATCAATTCCTAGCCCGCTATTAATGCGAGGAGATACAATTTGGTTGAATTCTAGTTCTATTCCAGGCACGGCTGCAGATACAGCAGGGCTAGTTCAAGCATATACCGGATCAAGTGCAATACAAACTACAGCGGATACAACAACAGTGCCAGTAGGTGGAGTATACCCTACTTGGAAAACAAATTTAACCGATTGGATTCCAGCAGAGTTTGGTGCAACATATAACGTAAGTGTTTATGTAGACAATGCTAATGCGGCTAATCCAGTAGCTACTGGTACACAAATTTTTGCAGCAGGTTCAGGTGGTAATGGTCAATTTTACTTTAACTATACATCAGGTGTATTAAACTTTATTGGTGAAACTATCCCTTCGGCACTTACAGCAAGTAAAGTTTTATACATTGTAGGTTATAGATACATCGGCCCAAAAGGTATTAACAATTTTAGCCCTAGTAATGTTAATCTAGGTAACATTAATATCAATAACAACACAATTTCTACTATTGATCTCAACGGTAATTTAATTTTAGAACCAAACGGTACAGGCTATGTAGTAGTACCAAACTCACTTGATGTTCAGACCGATATTATATTAGGTGGCAACTTTATTGTTAATGGTGAATCTACCTTTGGTAATCTAGATGTAGATGCCATTAGTGCTACAGGTAATATATCTGGAAACGGATTGTCAGGAAACACATTAAATATTAGTGGTGATGCTAACGTAGGCAATTTAATATCACTTGGTGCTATTAGTGCAACAGGTAATCTTAGTGGTGGAAATATTTCTACTCCCGGTGATATAAATGCTAATGGTAATATATATGGTAACAATCTTAGGATAACTAATTTAGCTAATGTAGGTGCGTTAGAAGTAACGGGTAACTCTTTATTTAATAATTTGGGTGTCAATGGATTTGTGTATACAAATCTAATACCATCAATTGATGTTACTTATGATTTAGGTAATGCTACCCATCGATGGAAAGATTTATATTTGTCCGGTAATAGTATTATTTTAGGTAATACTACTATTAGTTCTACAAACGATGACACCTTCACTACTGCTAATATTGAAGCTACTGCACAATTAACCGCTAACGTGGGTTTATTTAATGGTAATGTACTTATGGAACAAGACCTTACTATTGTAGGTAATCTATCTGTAAGCGGTAATACAACTTATATTAATGTATCAGAATTAAATGTAACTGATCCTATTATTAATTTAGGAGGTGCTGCTAACGGCGGCAACTCCAGTGCATATGATGGTTTAGATAGAGGTTTATTTTTACATAACTATGACTTATCTCCATCAGGCCCGGTCAATCAGTTTATAGGTTGGCAATCAGGTATAAAACAATTTTCATTTGCAAGCGAAGCAACAGTATCATCAGGAGTAGTGACAATAGGAACATATGGTAATGTTCAAGGTAATACTTTTATTGGTAATCTAGAAGGTACAGTATTAACGTCAGCACAAAATAATATTACATCTCTTGGTAATCTGCTAAACTTAGATGTTGCAGGTAACACTAATATCTATACAACCGCTAACATCAAAACGTTAGTAGCAAGTAACCTATCATACCCGACAATAGATGGTACTAATGGTCAATATATATCTACTAACGGTAATGGAGTGCTTTCTTTAACTACTGTAGAAGTTCATAAGATTAACAATGGTAGTAGTAACGTTTTTGTATTTGAAAATGGCAATGTTGCTACTACTATTAATGGTAATGCAAATGTATTAGTAATATCAACTACTGGTGCTAACCTTCTTGGGTCACTTACTGTCACAGCAAATTTAACTGCAAATACTCTAACATCTAACAATGGTGTAACTTTAGGATCAACTGACATACAGTGGAAAACACTTACTACCACATCAACTACAGCTGATCAGGCAATTGTTAGACTAAATCCACTAACATGCAGGGGACAACACAGTACAGAACAATATAAGAGCCACATAACAAGAAGATTATATGGCAATAAAAAAGTTTAATACAGTTGCAGGACTTTCAGTAGGTGAAGATGCATCTATTGATGTTATTGATGCGGAAGGTAATGTTACCGCTCATACTTTAACCACAACTGGATTAAGTAATTTAGGACCTATAAGTAATGTAATAATTACTGGTGGCAGTAATGGTCAATACTTAAAAACAGATGGTTCAGGTAACCTGTCATGGGAAACTATAGATACATCTGCTATTAATAACGGTAATAGTAATGTAAACATTGCAACATCAAATAGCAATATTACAATGTCAGTAGCAGGTAATGCTAATATCATGACTGTAACTAGTACGGGGGCCAATGTACAGGGTTATCTTGATGTCACTGGTAATACTACAGTAAATAATTTAACGGTTTCTGGTACATTAATTGCAGGTGACATAGCTGTTTCTAGTATTGCAAATGGCACAAGTAATGTTGACATTGTAGGGGTTAGTGGAAACGTTACAATGAGTGTTAACGGCAATGCCAATATACTTACAGTAACCGATACTGGTGTTAATATTAACGGTACAGTTAACGTTGGTAATACTACTCTAACAGGTAATACTATTACTACTGATGTTATTACCGTAACTTCTGCTAATTTGGGAAGTGTAAGTAACGTTGTTATTACAGGTGGTAGTGACGGATATGTATTAACAACTGATGGTAATGGTAACTTAATTTGGGCAACTAATGATGCAGGTGCGGCAGGTGCAAATTATGAAGTACAGTTCAATCTAAATGGACAGTTTTCTACTAATGCAAATTTCACGTTTGAACCTGATTCTGAAACATTAAATTCTAACTACTTTGCAGGTGATGGTAGTAATTTAACCAACTTAACTGCTATTAATATTACAGGTATCGTTAGTAACGCATTATATGCAAATTTTTCAAATTATAGTACATATGCGGGTGAAGTTGATTTTGCACAAAACGCTAATACATCAAACTATGCAAACTATGCAAATTATGCAGGTGATGCAATTAATGCAATTAATGCTAATTATGCTGGTTATGCAGACACATCTAATACTGCCGCAACAGTAACAGACTCATATCAACCAACTATTACAACTATTGGTACGTTAACTGATTTAGCAGTTAGCAATAATATTACAACAAATACAATAATTGCAAATAATCAGATTAATACCAATCTTATAATTGCTAATATAGGAAATTTTACCACTGTAAATTCTACTAATGTAAATGTAACCACTCAAGTTACTACTAATGTGTTAATAGGTAACATAGCTAACGTTACTACTGTAAATGCAACTAATGTGGTTGCAACATTTTTTACCGGTGACGGATCAAACTTAGCAAACATCAATGGAGCAAACGTAAGTGAAGTATCAAATGCAAACTATGCAACATACTCACTATATACTCTTGATGCTAACTTAGCGAACTTAGCCAATAATGCAATTACTGTAACAGGTTCAAGTCAACCAAACATTACTTCGGTTGGTGATTTAGGTGGTTTAGTTGTTTTAGGTACATCAAATTTAGCAAATGTAACAGCAAATATTTTACAATCTAATAGTGTTGTATCAAACTCTACTCTATATGTGGCAGGTGATGCAACTATTGTTGGTAACTTAATTGTTTACGGTAGTGCTATATACGCGGATGTAACATCATTAATTATACAAGACCCAATCATTGAACAAGGTGGATTAGCTAACGGTGTTCCTCTACCGTCTAACGATGGTTTTGATAGAGGACAAGTATTACATTACTATAGCGATGCGGTAGATGCTCCAGTTGATGCGTTTATGGGCTGGAAAAACTTAGCAGGTGAATTTGCTTTTGTTAGTAACGGTAGTTTAGTTGATAATACTGTAACAGTTCATACTTATGGCAATGTACATGCTGGTGTATTCATCGGTGATGCTTATGGATTGTCTAATATCCCTGCATCAAATATTAACGGTACAGTAAATTATGCAAATTATTCTGAATATTCAGGTAATGCGCTAGTAGCAGAAACAGTTACTGCAAGCTCTCAACCTAACATTACAAGTGTTGGTAATCTAACTAATGCCAATGTATCCGGTACACTAATAACTAATATTGCTAATGCCAATACTATCAACGTAAATGAAGTTTATGCTAACACTTACTATGGTAACTTTGCAGGTAATATTAATTTAGGTTCAGGTAACACTAGAGTATTGTTTAATAATGACGGTGTAATTGGTTATAGTACTAATTTTACATTTGATAAAGATACAAATGTATTCACGGTTAATGGTAACATTTCGTCCGGTAATGCTAATTTAGGTAATATAGCTAGTGCCTCATACTTTTCAGGTGATGGTAGTCTATTAGCTAACCTTAACGGTAGTAATATTAGTGAAGTAGCTAATGCAAACTATGCAACATACGCCGGTACTACTGAAATTGCACTTACTGCAAATACAGTACTTGATAATGCACAGCCAAATATTACAACAGTCGGTACTCTTGTTGAGTTGTCTATTGCCGGAAACACTTTTGCAAACATTGTTAATGCTAATTACTTTGTAGGTGACGGTAGTAATATAAGTAACGTGCTAGGTTCATCTATTATAGGTGAAGTAGCTAATGCAAACTACTCTACAACTGCAGGATTTGCAACTACTGCCGGTATTGTAACAACAGCAAGTCAACCAAATATTACATCAGTTGGTACACTAACAGACTTAACAGTAACTGGTAATATAACTGCTAACATAATTAATGCAACTTATGTATTTGGTGATGTGGGGAACGTATCAAACGTTCCATCAGCAAATATTGTTGGTATAGTTTCTAATGCAAATTACGCGGCATATGCCGGCAACGCTGAAACAGCTACCACTGCAACTACAGTTACTGCTAGCTCACAACCAAATATTACAAATGTAGGTATTTTAGCAAACTTAACTGTTGATACAGACGTAGAGGCAGACACAGTACATGCAAACTATTTCTTTGGTGATGGATCAAACTTATCAGATATTAATGGGTCTAATGTAAGTGAAGTAGCCAATGCTAATTACGCTAGCTACGCAGGTAATGCAACAACAGCATCTACTGCTAATACTGTTATTGATAATGAACAACTTAATATTACACGTGTTGGCACATTGATTAGTTTAAATGTTACCGGTAATGTTAGTGCAGATTACATTAATGCTTCTCATCTGTATGGTGAAGCCGGAAACATTTCTAACGTACAAGCAAATAGTATTGTTGGTACAGTAAGCACAGCTTCAGTAGCCAATACAGTCAACAATAGCGCACAACCTAACATTACAAGTCTTGGTAATCTAACATCATTAATAGTATCGGGTAATGCTAGCTCAAATAATTTAACAGTAGATAACACACTACAAGCACAAGACGTAAACGTTATTGGTAACTTATCAGTAAGTGGTAATGTAACTTATATCAATGTTAACTCATTGCAAGTTCAAGAC